CGAGGCTGCACCGACACAGGCAGGTCCACCCGGTACCGCTGCACCGTCAGGACCGAGCCACCCGCCTCGGGGTTGCGCTCGTACGCCTGGTACGACTGGACCTTGCACGGGCCGGTGTACACGGGCACCAGGACCGTCTCACCGGTGATGTCGTCGATGAGGTCGCCAGGACGGGCGAGGGCGCACGTGTCGGTCATCAGGCGCTCGGCGGCTGCACGACCGGAGCGCAGGGCAGTGGGGGCCGTCATGGCGCGGGCACCCACACGTCGGGATGCACCCACTCGCCGTCACGTCGCCGCGCACCCGAGGGCGTGATGGTCCACGCGCCAGACTGTGCGCCCGGGAGTAGCAGCGCCCACTCCTCATCGGTGATGAAGATGTCACCGCGGCGGACCTGCTCGTTGTAGCGGTACGTGTAGTCGTCGATCGTCTCCGAGGTGTAACCCTCGGGGTTGCGGATCTTGCGGATGACCGCATTCGCCTCGACCCGCACCACCGTGGCGACAGTCGGAACGCCCGCGGTGATCAGCGCCGGCAGGTCCGGGATGCGGGCCAGGATCTCAGCCTCGACATCCTCGAGCCACGCCTGGACCTGCGCGATCTCGTTCGTGTCGGTGATGGGGCGGCCGAGCCGCGTTGCCACGTCAGCGACGGTTGCGTACGTCACGGCCGCCCCACCTCCTAGTTGTCGTCCTCGGTGCGCTTCGCGCGCGTCTGGCGCTTCGGAGCGTCCTCGAGCCAGCCGGCCGCCGTGTAGCGGCCGACCAGCTCGTCAGGAACGTCGATCTCGCCCCCGTCGTAGGGGCTCTTGAGCGTCGCCATCAGGACTGCGTCGCGCTCGTGAGCTTGACGAAGTGGGCGATGTCGCGGACGCGGAAGCCGATCTCGACCTCGGCGCGAACCGCGAACATGTTGCGCTGCCAGAGGTTGATGACGTTCGGGATCTCGACCCCCTCCGCCACCTCGATCGTCCCGTCGGTGAGCGTCGCCTGGTCGGCGAAGTCGACCGAGATGCCCTCGACCGAGCCCCACGCGGCCGAGGACCAGTCGCCGGCGAAGCCGAGCTGGTTCGGCGAGCCCGCCAGGTAGACGCCCTTCGAGGACGACACCGGCGCACCCAGGAGCGACCCGACGCGGTTCGTCGAGTTGGCGTCCGGGATGAACAGCGGGCGGCCGAAGCCGTCCACCGCACCCAGGAGGAGGCCGCGCCCCTGCGGGCTGATCGCCCAGCCGGACAGCTCGCCGCCACCGGCCGCGACAGCCTGGTCGGCCGCCACGAGGCCCTTGTACGTGTTGCCGGCGATGCCGACAGCCGTCGCGCCCGAGAGCTTGTCGAAGTTCGAGCCGGGGGCCGCGACGTTGCCGAACACGGTCTGGTCGAACTTGCGGGCCAGCGCCCCGGGGAGCTTGCGGACGAGCTCGTTGTAGAGCCGCGCCTTGTCCCGACGGAACTGGTTGCTGAACGGCACGATCACCGCGAGCGTGTACGGCGTCATGAGCTTGTTGCCCAGCGTCGGACGCGAGACCGGCTTCTCGTCGGTCTCAGCGACCCACTCGGCCTCGGGCTCGCCCGTGATGATGTCCACGGTCACGCCGGACCCCGGGAGCGGGATCTGCGTGGCGAGGGTCATTGCGGCCGACGCCTCCTCGGCGGCGGACCAGATCTCGGCGGCGGCGACGGGGTCGAGACGGACCCCGGCCGTGGTGCGGTTGACATCGATCCCGGCCATCGGGATCTCCTCTCTTGCCCCCCTCGGGGCGGTCAGAAGTTGCTGAACTGCGCGGCGAAACGCTCGCCAGCAGTGGCGGGCGCCCCACCGACCGCTCCTTGCGAGGGGTCGGCCTTCGGGGTCTTGGGGCCGCCTTGCGCGGCCAGGTGCGGCTTCCGGGCGATCAGATCGGCGATCGCGTCCGCGATCTCGGCCTGGTCGACCGAGCCGTCGTCGTCGACCTCGAACTGTGCGAGGTCCACGAAAGCGAGCGCGTCGGCGGGGTCCGCGAGCTTGCCGGCAGCAGCTGCGCGGACCTCGGCGGCGAGGATGCGAGCGTTGGCCTTGGCGAGCGCCTTGGCCTCCGCCTCGTGAGCGATGCGGGCGGCGTCGTCCTGGGGGAGCGCGTCACGCAGCCGCGCCTCAGCGGCCTGGCGCTTCTCGCGCTCGGACCGCAGCTTTTCCTTCATGCGGTCGAGCGCCTGCTTGCCCTTGTCGCCGAGCTCCTCAGCGCCCTCGGGGTCCGCGTCGTCGTCCCCGTCGGCCTCGACCGGCGCGGCGGGAGGCGTGGGAGCGGCGGGCGGCGCAGGCGTAGGTGCAGGAGCGGGGCCAGTCGAGTCCAGCGCGTCGAGCGCCGCGATGGCCTCCCCGGCGGTCTGCGGGGCGTCGGTCGTGGGTGCGGACATGCGGATCTCTCCTTGCGAGAGGGCGGACCCACCCCTTGCGGGCGGGCGGTCAGAGGTAGCCGTTGGCTCGCAGGAGCCGCAGGTAGTCGTCGCGGTCGGTAGCGACCCGCGCGATGGTCTCGGGCATCAAGCGGGCACCTCGGCGGCCGGCAGCTGCCCGTGAAGCGCGACCGCGGCGCGTGGTGGCCTCGGTCGTCGTCAGGACCCGACGGCCACCCACCTGTGCGACCTGGATGCCCCGGCGGGCGTTGACGACTTGCCCGATGTCGGCGCCGCTGCGGATCGCCTCGGCGCCAGCCTTGCCGAACGTCGCGTCCTGCTCGGCCGCACTCAGCGAGTCGAAGTAGTCGGCCGGACTCACCGTCAGATCCCCACCGACGGACTCCGACGCCGGGATGTGCCGGCAGTCGCAACCGGGGTGCCGCTGGAAGCCCGCAGACTTGCGGTACCAGCGGCCCGCGAGGACCACACATCGCGAGCACGACGGAGGGTTGAGCATCCGCACGTACCCGCTCACGGGGCGCACTCCCATGCCCAGCGACTCGGCCTGACGGCCTGTATCGGACAGGAGAGTCCCGGTCGCCAGAGACAGCCAGGAGCCGCCAGAGCGGAGCGCCTGAGCCGTGCTTGCGCCGGCCGCAACACGGCTCTTCGCGTGCGTCACAGCCCCGTAGAGCAGCGAGTCGACCGGACGGCCGTCACCAGCGACACCCACCAGGGCGCGGGCCTGCGGGGCGGCGAACGGCGCCACGGCCCGCGACTGGCCCGTGTCCTCGAGCACGGCGGGGATGTACTCCAACGCCCCTGCCGCGACTCTGGATTGGGCCAGGCTGGTGACGTCGAGCAGCCGCGGCGCGACGCGAGGCCACGACATGTCGAAGTCCTGGCCCATGCGTCGCCAGACACGGCGCACAGCCGCGACTGCCTGCACGATCTCCCGCCGCTGCTCCCGGCTGTACTCAGCCGCCAACGGCGGCAACATCGGCCGCGGCTTCCTTCTCAGCCTGCTGGCGCACGTACGGGTCGGACTCCTCGCGCTCGAGCAACGCCAGGGCCCGCTGGATCTTCGCAGGCGACCAGCCCAGTTCCTCCATCGCCATCTCACGCGGCATGAGCGAGCGCCCAGCACCGTCCGTGGCAGTGAAGAGCTTCACCGTGGCGTCGGCGCGCGCCCCGCTCGTCGGAGTGCCCGCGTCGTACCAGAGCGTCTCCATGCCGACCAGCTCGTCCGACCAGCGGCCGTCACGGATGCGCATGGCGATCCGGAGCGCCTCCTCGTCGGAGTTGCCGAGGGCCACCTGATCGCGCTCGGCGATCTTCACCAGCCGCGACTCACGCGAGCGGATTGCGTCAGCCGATGCCGCATCGTCGGCAGCGAGGCCGAAGTAGTTCGGCGGCAGACCCGAGACGCCCGATGCGAGCCGGGCGTAGAGGTCCATCATCGTCTCGAAGTTCTTCATGTCCGAGGCGTCGAACTGGTCGATCTTCGCGTCCTTGTTCTGCAGCGCCCACACCGCACCGAAGTACGTCTCCCACACCGTGAGCTGCTTGCCCTGCTGGTCGACGAAGTCGCCCTTGGACGCGCCCAGCACCGCCCGCTGCGGGACCGCGTGCGTCTCCTGCCCGAGCTGGGCGTTGGAGATGTTGCGGGCCGCGGCGTCCGTGATCGGGACGACGTCAGCCATCGCCGACGTCCCCTGCAGGGTGCGCCCGACCGGGATCGTCGTGCGGCGCCGGCGGAACGTGGGGACAACGGGCACGTAGTCCATGCCGTGATCATCGACGTCACGGACCTCTTGGCCCGAACCGTCGAGCTCGATCCACAACGTCTCGTTGCGGCGGTACCACGTAGCCGAGCGCGCCTGCCCGTTCTCCACGTTGTAGAGCCGCAGAGCATCCGTGATGCGACCCGTCCGAGAGTCGCGGCGGGTGATGATCTGCCGGGGCGACTCCACTGTGATGAGCGGCGTCTTCGGGTCGTCCTCGTTCACGCCCACGCACTTGTACGTGCGCCCGTAGACGAGGTAGTCGAGACGGGCCATCAGGTCGGCCTCGTCCATCTGGTTCGCCTGCCACAGCCGCCACAGGTCCGCGTCGCCGATGTCCGTACCCGGCAGACGGAAGCCCTTGACGTCGAGACGGTCCGCGATCGCGTCGACCACGACCCGCGGCCAGTTCACGATGACCGTGAACCGCGCGAGCTCCGGCGGGATCGCCAGCCCGAGCTGCTCGAGCCGCTGCATGCCGTCGTAGTACCCGTCCGCGGTGTCGAAGACGGGCTGTGCGGCACCGAGCTCGCGCTTGAGCGAGTCGAACACGGGCAACTCGTCGGAGGTCAGCGCACGCGCCACAACGACCTCCTATCGGAACACGATCACGCGGTTGTCCTGGGCTTGCCAGCCCTCGGATCGCTGGTCAGCGGCCGCTTCGTGCGCGAGCACGTCGGCCATGAGGATGTCGAACTTCTGCGTCTCGGCCGGCTTGCCGAGGATGTACTTGTCGCCAGGCTTGGCGACCTTGCGGGCCGACAGCGCGTGCACCTTGGCCGTCGGGTCATCGCTGTGCGTCGTCAGCCCGTCTGTGCTGTCCTCGAGGAAC